AAATAATAATAAGCTTCAATATCTCCATCTTCGTTACATTTTTCAGCTCTTAAAGTTTGCCTTGGAAAGTGTTCTGATTTTACAACCTTACTATCTTTGTAAAGAACTTGAAATGATGCCTCTCCTAGTAGTTTTAAATCTAAAGAAATCTTTCTTAAATCTTCATTGCTAAATATTGATCTTAAAGCTGCATACTCATCTGGCTTGGAACTGTTATTTAAAGCATCTACTCCCTTACCGTATATCATTTGACTAACTCCGTTTATAATTGCGTTGTTAGTTGTTGAATTGGTATATAAATCAATTAAATAAGAATAGTAATTGTTATCCTCACCATAATTTACCCATTTACGTTTTTTATCTTCCGTAATCTTAGGTCGATTGTATGATGCTAAATTAACTATGTGTAAATTATCCATTATGCGAAAATAAATTCATTATCTGTGTCGTTTGAAACATACTCACCGTTGTTTACTGTGTAATCAGCAACCACTTGATTGGTACAAAATATTTTATCTTTAAATATCACATCAGTTCCAGAAAGAATTGTTAGTATGTAAAAAATATCTTGTTTTACTGGAAATACTGCGCTATATCTATTGTAATATAGTTTTTGAGTTATTCCTGTAGTTGCTTGGCTGTATACTTGTTTGTTTGTTGATTCGTTTAAAATCTTTACAGTATAAGAAGAACCACTTGTGTATTGTCGTGGTATGAAATCAATATTTTGTGCTGATCCGCTTTCTTGTAGTATAATCATATATATACAATAAAATTTTATTGTTTTTGTTATTTATAAGACAAAAAAAAGAGGACATAAAGCCCTCTAATTTCTATAAAACACAATCTTATTAAGAGTTTGTTCCTAAAGTAATTGTAACCGTACCATCTAATCCTGCATAATCTACAACACTGAATGGGAAATCGACATCTTTTGTATCTGAATCCATAAAGTTAGCAGGTAAAGGTTCTTGTGCGTTAAGCGTTAAATTGTAGCCTGAGAGGTCAGCCATTCCTGATCCAGTAACTATGGATCCCCCAGTAACTTCAGCTCCATTTTCAGTTCCCATCATAAATACATTACCGTTGTAATCTTCAACAGCCACGTGAGGTCTACCGTACGCTAAAAGTTTTAATTCTTTGTTATCTTCCTTTGTTAATTTTTTTAATGTTAAAGTAAGAGTTTGGTCAAAGAAAGTTGTACCATTTTCTCTTGAAGAAGTAATAGCTTGTTCAAAGCTAGAATTTCCTTTTAATTCGTATTTAAATGCAGTTAAATTTCCTGAAGCTCCACTTAAATTCGTTATTTCATCATTTGTTAAAGATACCGTACCTAAACCTCCAAATGCAACAAAATAAATATTCTTCAGACCGCCAATCGAATCTTTACACGGTTCTTTTCTACCAAGTGTTAAATCACAAGCCATAATTGTTAAAATTTTTTTTTTAACTTATTAATTTACAATAAGTTATGTTATTTTTAATAAAAAAAGGGTGAGTAGGCACATCGGCTCACCCACCCTTAATTTTTTTTTTGAAATTTTTACGAGTAAAGAACGATGTCTGAACCGATAGCGTGTTGAATTCCAGCTGTGTATCTCATAACGATTCTTACATTCTGAGAACCATCAATGTCAGCCATATCAATTACCTTAACTTCTTGCTGATCAGATAAAAGACCAGTTCCAAAGAATAAGTTAGACTTTTCAGCAGCAACCATTTTATTTGCTGTTAATCCTTGCGCAAGAACTAAAGGAATTCCATCAAATGTGACAGCTCCTCCGCTATACCATTGTGTCCCTTTGTTGTCTGTACCTGCTCCTCCTATGTTTGTTGCGAAACCTCCTAATGCTCTAACGTAAGCTCTCATCACATTGCTAGAAACAAAAATTTGTAAGTCCTCTGCGCCATAGACATTTTGAGAAATTGCATCTACTGTCAAGCCGATTTTTTCTACGGCATTCGCAGACGTTACAGCCGCTCCTCCGCCTACATCTACAACGTCAGCATCAGCTAATAGAGTAGTTGTAAAACCATCAAATTCACCTTCGTTTGCGTTTGTACCGCTCCAGATTGTGTTTTCAGTTTTTTGTGCAACTTTACCTGCCACGTGAGCAATTAAGAAATCACTAAAGCTAGAAGGTAGATCAGAAAAAGCTGAATATCCCATAGAAATTGCTTCCCAGTCAGATACGAAGTCTTTTTTACACAGTTGTAAGTTTACCTGAAACTCTTCAGGTTGTAAAATTCTTTCAGTTAAAGTTAAAGTTGATGTGGAATCAAAATCACAAGAGCCATTTTTGACGATAGCATCGCTAGAAACCTTTTTCATTACTTCTTTAAACTTTACGTTTGGTTTGATAGTAATAAGCTCATTTGCCAAAGTTGCCCCACTTAGAAGAGCCGCGGAAACAAATTTTCCTGCAAATTCCCCTTGATACGAAGTTGTAATAGACGTAGTTGTACTCATTTTATTTATTTTTTATTAATTATTATTATGATTGAGAAGCCCAAATACCTTGACCGCTAGTGATAAACCACTTAGTCAATGCAATGGCTTTTACTGTTACGAAATCACCGCTTAGTGCAGTTGCTTTTGTGTTTATTAAATCCTTGTCTACTGTTCCACTAGCTGAACCAATAGCAGCGGCTTGAGTAATAGAACCATTAAATCCATCAGCAGCGTTTGGTGCAATCGTTACAATGTTGTTTCCATTAGCACCTGTATTACGAACTGTAAATTCCATACCAATATTGTTGGCATCGATTAACGGTAAAGTAATAACCTTAGCATCTGTTGCAATGTTGATTTCGCTTCCTGCTTGGTTAGCATAAATCTGAGCTGAATCCGTAAGAGTAATCTGCTTTGATCTTGCTCTTAGAACATCGTTAGTTGTTGAAATTGTTGTACTCATTTTTTTTTATTTATTAGTTATTTAATCTTCTTAAAACTCTATCCATTGTAGAATTGCCTTGTCTTTTTTGGCTTAATAGATTTAATTCTTTGTCGTTTGTTGCTTCAGGATTGTGCTTTACCTTTTCTACTGGTGCTTCAACCGCTGAAAGCTCTAAGTCTTTTTCTTCTACAGTTTCTTCTACAGTTTCTTCAACCTTAGACATTTCTTGCTTTTCAATAATTGCTTTAATTTCTTCAATCATTGTTTTAAGTTCTGCAAGTTCTTCTTTAGTTGCGTAAACCTTTTCTTCTTCATCTGCTGCTTCTACTTCTTCTTCGGCTGGTGCTTCCTCTTCAATTGCTCCGATAGATGCTATAATGCCTTCTTCCTCAACAATTAAAATTTCACCATCTTCTAAAGTGTAATCCCCAACAGGTAAAGCTACTCTATCTTCTTCGCTAACGATAAAGACTTCTGATCCTGCTTCAAAGCTTTCACTTTCAATTACAGTTCCGTTTTCTAATGTAGCTTGTGCTAACTTTACTTCTTCTTGGAGTTCTACCCCAATAAGTTCTTTTACTTTATTTAACATATCTTGTGCTTTCATATATATACAATAATTTAATTATTAGTTTGTTGCCTTTTTATTTAATATATTTTTTAGCATCTTGTTTAATTCTTTTATTATCTCCATCTAAATCATCAATTAAATCTATAGAAGCATCTAAGAGTTTGTATTCTTGAATGTTTTTAAAATCCGCACCTAATTCATCAGCTGCTTTTTGAATTTGTTTCATAGAGTTTTTAATTTCAGATTTATACTGTTTTGCGCTATCAAGATCAGAAATATCAGATTTTATATCGTTAGCTATTTTTTCTATTCTCTGAATATCATCTATAATTTTATTTTGCAATTTATCTACAAAATCTATTTCATCTCCTGCTTCTCTAATAACTTTTTTTGCATCAGTTATTACGCTTAAATTTATTTTTCTTAAATCTGTTTGGTTTTCACTTAGCTTGGTAAGTATTCTTTTTACGTCTGGTTTCATAATTTATTTATTGATTGATTAATTTGCAGCTTGACAAGCTGTGCAGTTATTATATGCGGTTGCTGTTGTTATTTCAAAATTTCCTGATGCTCTAGTTGCTGTTATCGTGTAACAGTCTGTATGGTTGTGATGTTTAAAAACTAAATAGTAAATATTACCTACTGTTAAATTTAAATCGTGAGTATGTATATGTTTAGTCCCTCCATTGCAGTTTGTAACTGTGTAGTATCTAGTAACAGATGTTTTAGTTATGTTTCCGATACCTTGTGCGCTTAACTCTCCTGTGCAGCATTCTCGTGAATAATTAATTCCATCTTTGCATAAACACGCTCTTTTGTCAGTAGTAGGACTTGAGTATTTTTCCATTTACGAAAGTAAATTTTTAAGTTCGTTTATTACATCTTGAGCCTTTTCTTCTTTACTCATTTTAGATTGTTTTATTGGTACACAATTAGGCACTTTTTTACCGTTCTTCATTTTAGTTCCTATCATTTCATATCCATCATAACAAGGAGCTTTTAAGTTATGTGATTCACAAGGCATAAACCATTCCTGTCCATCAAGATTATGAGTGTGATAACCACCACATCCCATTTCTTCAGATACTGCAATAGCTTCTTCTTTTGTATCGTATG